AGGGGCCGATGACGACGGAGCCAAGGAGGCCGCCGAAGCTGAGGCGCTGGCCTTCTACCAGGCGAACAAGGCGGCGATGGACGCCGGGGCCGTGGTGTCCTGGCCGGATGTGCGCCCGCTGTACCGTCTAATGTGCATGCGGGCGACCGACCACGATGCCTTTAACCAGGAACAGCAGAACGAGGCGGGCAATGACGACACGGCCCCGTTCAAGACCCTGCAATTCTGGGTGGATCGGCGTAACGACTGGATCTTCTTCGGAGCCATCGACCCGTCCCTGGGCAAGCAGAACAAGAAGCGCGACCCGTCGGCCATCCTGGTCGGGGGGCTTAACCGCAACACGATGGTGCTGGACGTGGTGGAGGCGGACATCTGCCGCCGGGTGCCAGACCTCATCATCAGCCGTGCCATCGACCTGCAGGCCGAATACCAGTGCCTGGCCTGGGGCGTGGAGACCGTGCAGTTCCAGGAGTTCATGTACACCGAACTGCTCAAGCGGGCCGCCCTGTTGGGCATCGCATTCCCCGGCATTCCGATGCCCGAAAACGTGGAAAAGGACTTGCGGATCATCTCCCTGCAACCCCACGTGGCCAACGGGAAGATTCGCATCCACCGCTCCCACGGGGTGCTGAATGAGCAGCTGAAGTTCTGGCCCGAAGCCGACCATGACGACGGACCTGACGCCCTGGAAAAGCTCTGGAAGCTTGCGACTCAGTTTGCAGGCGAGTGGCAATACACCTCGGCAGCGGCCTCACGCCGCGATCGCCGCAGCACCAGCCGCATCAGTAACTCGGGCGGCCATTCTGTCGATTGGGACGATGATGATTAACGAGATCAAGGCCGCACTGGCCAAGGTGACCGGGATTGCCCGGAGCGGGCTGGACAAGTTGCAGGCCGGCGCCCGCTCAACTCAGGGCGGCAGCCTCAACTACGCATCGGTGAATACCCTGGACCCGTCGCGGCTGGCCGCCGCGTTTGCCGCCGCCGACCAGGGCTTCATCACCGACCAGGCGACCCTGTTTGAACTGGTCGAAGAGCAAGACCCGCACATCTTCGCCGAACTGGCCAAGCGCCGCCGGGCGGTGACCGGCCTCGGCTGGCAGTTGCACCCGCCCACGGATGCCAGCCAGTCTGAAATCGACCGTACCGACGAACTGGCGGACATGCTGCGCAACATCCCGCGCTTTGAGGACGCCCAGTACGACCTCACCGACGCCATCGGCAAGGGCTTCGCTGCCATGGAAATCGAGTGGCGGACGGGCAGCACCTGGCTGCCGCAGGCGCTCAACTGGGTGCCGCAGCGCATGTTCCAGGTGGATCGGGACACCGGGGCCATCCAGTTCCTCAAGATGGGGCTGCCGGAGGCCCTGCGCGAATGGGGCTGGGTGGTTCATGAGCACCGGGCGAAGTCCGGCTATATCGAACAGGCCGCGCTGTTCCGGGTGCTGGCCTGGACGTATGCCTACAAGGCTTACAACATCCGCGACATGCAGCGCTTCCTGGAGGTGTACGGCCTGCCGCTGCGCCTGGGCAAGTATCCGGCGGGCATCACCCCCAAGCAGCGCGACGAACTGCTGAAAGCCGTGCGCAACATCGGCAACGATGGCGCTGGCGTGGTTCCTGCCAATATGAGCATCGATTTCATCCAGGCGACGAAGACCGGCACGGTCGATGACTTCCTGAACGCGGTCGGCTACTGGGAGCGCAAGCAGTCCATGGCGATCCTGGGCGGCACGCTGACCAGCCAGGCCGACGGCAAGACCAGCACCAATGCGTTGGGCGTGGTGCATGACAAGGTGCGGCGCGAAATCATGTTGCACGATGTCCGCCAGATCGAACCGACCATGAACGGGCGGATTGTGCGCCCGGTGGCGCTCATCAACGGCATGTTCCCGGCGGATCGGCTGCCGAGATTCGGCTATCAGACCGAAGAAACCGTCGATCAGGCCAAGATGGTGGATGTCCTGGTCAAGGCTGCCGACGTGGGCATGGAGATCGACGTGGAGTGGGCGCACCAGACCATGCAGATTCCCCGCGCCGCCAAGGGAGCCAAGCTGCTTGTGGCGTCTGGAAAGCAGACTGCCTCACCCGCCAATGCCGCCCTGGTGCGCCTGGCGGCGCTGACCACGGCTGGAGAGCAGGACATCACCGGCCCCTACGCCGCCCAGCTCGCCGCCCTGTGCGCGCCCCATGAGCAGGCCCTCATTCAACAGATTTCCGCCATCGTTGCCGAGGCGGGCGGGTTCGATGAAGCCCTGGCCGGGATCGAAGCCTTGAAGGCGAACCCGAAATGGGCGGAAGCCATGGCGCTGGGCATGGCGGCGGCGAACTTGGGTGGTCGGTCGGATATTGGAACGGGGGAGTGATGATGGAAACAGCAAATGTATTGGCTGCCGCTGACGCACCTCACATCGACAACTTGCGCAGGATAGGTACTGCCATCGGATATGGCAGGGCCATCCAGCTACTGGGTGAAGCCTGGGGAGAAATGCTGGAGCGCAAATATGGTTTGCCGCGTCAGCACGGTGAAATCAAGCGGCGTCTGGACATCGAGCATATCGAAGGCGTCATCCGGGACAGCACGAAGGATCAAGCGGCGATGCTTCGGGCTGCTTTGGTGGGGCTTGTCGGTGCTGATGACGAAGACGAACTGCGGCAGATGGAGGCTGCGCTCCGCCTGCTACCGGCTCCTGATTCCGACAAGGCGGTAACGATCAACGCGATCCACGCGCTACTGGCGACCTGGGGCTGAGCATGCCCGCATCACCTGACCGGCTTCCATTTTCCGAAGCCATCGACTTCTTCAAGCAGAAAATCCGCCTTCCTTCGTCGGGCTGGACGGATATCTGGCAGGAGCAGCACAGCCACGGCTTTGTGGTGGCTGGGGCAGCCCATGATGCCCTGGTGGAAGACTTCTACAACGCCATCCGCCAGGCCAAGGAATCGGGCACCGGCTACCCAGCCTTCCGCAAGCAGTTCGATGAGATCGTGGCCAAGCACGGCTGGGCCTACAACGGCACGCCCGGCTGGCGCAGCAAGGTCATCTACGACACCAACGTCACCCAGGCGTACAACGCTGGCCGCTACCAGCAGATGATGGCCGTCAAGCACCTGCGGCCCTACTGGCGCTACCGCCACACCAGCTTTGAGCATCCGCGCCTTGAGCACAGGGCATGGAACGGCCTGATCCTGTCTGCCGATGACCCGTGGTGGAACACCCACATGCCGCAGAACGGCTGGGGCTGCAAGTGCAAGGTGGATTCCCTCTCGCGCCTGGAGGCCAGCCGCGAATGGGAGAAGAACGGCAAAACCGGCCCCGACGAAGCGCCACCCATCGAATGGGAAGAGCGCGTGGTGGGCAAGAACGGCAGCGCTCCGCGCACCGTGCTCACCCCGAAGGGAATTGATCCGGGATTCGCATACAACCCCGGCAAGGCGTGGCTGGAGCCGCATACCGTCCCACCCCTGCAAGGCTACGACGCGGTGCTGAAAGAGCGCGGGACGCCCTGGCCAACGGGAATTACCCCGCCGCCGATTCCCAAGCCGACCGCAGTTCCGAAAAGTGTGCTGCTTCCGCCCGGAACAGCGCCGGAAGTGGCCGTAGCGGATTTCCTGGAAGTGTTCGGAGCGACCCTGGACGAAGGCGCAGCATTTACCGATGCCGCAGGCAGTACGCTGGCCATCACCAAGGCGCTGTTCCGGGATGGAAGCGGTCAATTCAAGTGGCTGGCCAAGCCGGAAAAGGCTGACCGCCTGCGCTACGTCAATCTGATGGCCATGACGTTGATCGAGCCGGACGAAATCTGGTGGAACTGGGAGGAAGACCGCCAGTGGAGCAATGATCATCCGGGCGATCCAAAGCGCTGGCGTCTGAAACGCCGCTACCTGCGGGCCTTCGAGATCGAGGGCACGGGCGAGTATGGCATCTGCGCTTTCGAGTGGGGCAGAACGGGCTGGACGGGTTCAACGGCCTTCATGGCCGAGCCGAGCAGCGAGAAACAGCGCCTGAAGTATTTCGACAAGCAGCGCCTGGGGCGCTTGGTGTTCCACAAATAAAAAACGCGGCTGTCTGCAGAGCCGCGTTTGTGGTTTCGGTTGGGTCTGGCGCTGCAGGCGCCCAGTCTCCTATCGTCACAGGGAGAGCATATGCAATTCACCATAGCATTTCAAGCCGAACACCTGTCCCGTGCCCTGGAAGCCGTCCGCCTCGAAATCGCCACGCCTCAGCAGATGCTGGGCAGCCTGGGCGAATCGCTGCTGCGGGTGAATCAGGAGCGCCACGATCAGGGCCTGGCCCCCGACGGTACGAAATGGAAGGAACTCTCTCCACTCACCGTGCAGAACAAGCGCAAGCCAAAGATCCTGTTCGATCATGGTGACCTGTTGCGATTCCACTATCAGGTCGATCGCGACACGATGCGTCTGGGTACAAACGACTGGAAGGCAGCGTTCCACCATTTCGGCACGAAGCCGTACACCATCACCCCAAAGAAGGCCAAGGCGTTGAAATTCGCTGGATTGTTGAGGCGGCGGGTTCATCACCCGGGTTTGCCAGCACGCCCGCTGATTGGATTCCCTGAGTCTGATCAGCAGCTGGTGACCGACGTCATTGAAGACCACCTGACTGCTGTATTAAATCGGGTTCGATGAGGAATTAAATGGCGTTTGAAGTGGGTAATTTCCCTCAGCGCCGGGGGTAATTTTCAGCAAATTCCCCTCATATTTTCCCCACATTTACCCCAAAACTGTCCGGAAATCAGATTTCCACCTGCCGACCCCGAATCCCAGCAACCATGCGGCCTGCAGCCCATTTCACCCCGCCATCAACCATCCAGTTTCTCCCCCCTCCCTACTGTCAGGCCTGGGTCTTGAATCCGGTGTTGTCCGTCTCGCCCTGAAGCGGGTCGGGCGTTTTTTCAGGAGTGGTGATGAAACTGCAACGTTTATGGCTGGCCGGCCTGACCGGCCTTTCCCTGGTGGTCACCGCGCCGGCACGGGCGGCGGCGCCGATCGACCAGCCGGCACCGGCATTTACCGCGGCTTCCGCCGCCGGTGGCACGCTGGGGCTGGCGCACTACGCCGGCAAGACCGTGGTGCTGGAGTGGAGCAACCATGATTGCCCCTTCGTCCGCAAACATTACGAGAGCGGCAACATCCCGGCCCTGCAGAAGGAAGCGACGGCCAACGGTGTGATCTGGTTGCAGGTGCTGTCCTCGGCGCCGGGCAAACAGGGGCATGTCGATGCCGTGACGGCGATGCAGTTGAACGCCGACCGGGGCGCGGCGCCGACCGCAACGCTGCTCGATCCGGAGGGGCGGCTCGGCCGGCTTTACGGCGCCTCGACCACGCCGCACCTGTTCATCATCGCCCCGGACGGGCGGCTGGCCTACAAGGGCGCCATCGACAGCATCGCTTCCAGCCGCAAGGAAGATTTGGCGCAGGCCAGCAACTATGTCCGTGCCGCGCTGGGCGAACTCGCCGCCGGCCGCAAACCCGCGCCGGCCAGCACCCAGCCCTACGGCTGCGGCGTCAAGTACGCGGACTGAACAAGGAAAACGCGGGCCGTGCGACCGCGCCGGGCAGCGTGCTGAAACCTGCATGTGGGCCGGGCTGCTGGTGCGGCTTGGCCCCCGTTGCGCTCATTTCCTCAGATAAATCTGGTCAAAGCTGCCGCCGTCGGCGAAATGGGTCTGCTGCGCCTTTTGCCAGCCGCCGAAGACTTCGTCGATGGTGATCAGCTTCAGTTTCGGGAACTGGGCGGCGTATTGGGCGGCGACCTTGGCGTCCCGCGGCCGGAAGTAGTGGCGGGCGGCGATGTCCTGGCCTTCCGGGGAATAGAGGTAGTCGAGGTAGGCCTGGGCGGTCAGTTTGGTGCCGTGCTTCTCCGCCACCTTGTCCACCACCGCGACCGGCGGT